TGCTTTCATCTTAACTGGCATTATGCTCATTGGAGGATTGTATGGTGGGTCTACAATTAACTTAGGTTCTTTCTTGCGTGATGCACGCTTTGCTGCTGTTGCTGCTGCTGCATCAGCCTTTGCTTTTTCTCTTGCCAAAACTCTTGCTTGACGCTCTGTTAAACTTGCCATTATTTATATTCTCCTACTCGGTTTAATCTAACGTTTGTCATTCTGTTCCTCGTCCACCCTGCCAGCCAGGAATCTTTGTAATATCGCCCTTATACTTAATTAGTAATTCTTCAAACTTTGTAAGTTTGCGTGGCTTAATACGTGTTTGAATATCTCTGACTTCTGCTGGTGTTTTGCTTTTAGATGTAGTTGTTTGCTTAGGTGTTTTTGGCATTTACTTCTTCTTGCCCATCTTCTTCATAACCATCTTCTTTGCAACCTTCTTAGCAACCTTCTTCTTCATACCTTTTCGCATCTCCATCATCTTCTCAGACTTGGATTCCATCTTCTCACCTGCTGCATAAGCCTTAGCAGCCTTCTTACCTGCTGGTGTGTATGGGAACTTCTTTCCTTCGACCATTGGCATTATATTTGTCCTATCTCTTTCATTACTGCTACGGTTGATTTGTTTACCTTATTTGCATCAGGCATTGTGTTGGAGTTGTATGGCTTGCCTAATACTTCGGAAGCCTTTTCGGCTTCACGAATTTTTTGCATTGATGTACCGCTAGGTTGTATACCCTGTGCTCTGGCTTCTTTGTAAGCATCTAGTTCTCGGTTAAATGCTTTTTGTGGCCTTTGACGACGAGAGTCGGCATCACCTGTACCTAGTTCAAGGGTCATAACTTTGCACCCAAAACAACCTTCTACATATTCAGGATGTGTTTGTATCTGATGTAGGCTCATAGTTCTGTAAAGTTTGCTTCCGTTACTCCTACGCCACCAGCAATAAGTGCTGCTTTAGTAGCATCATCTACTGTGTGGGCATAGCCACCACGATAGACAACTGGATACTCAGGTAAATCAGAATCAAGTGGATAACGAATTTGTTGGTACTGTCCATTAGTATTTAATACAATAGAAATACCACGGTCTAACTTGTAGAACTCAAACAGTCTGTGCATGCCAGCAGGACCTTCTTCAACTGTTGGTGTTTTAAATAACCAGTTAGACATTCATCCTCCTTTAGTGGACTCACCATAAGGCTGGATTGCTCCAGCCTTACAGTCAATTAACTACTAGAGAGCAGCGATTGATGAACCTGATGTGATTCGGTATAGAGCCTCATCGCGGTAAACTGCAAAGCCAAGTACGCCGTACCAACCCATTGGGCGGAAACGCATCAACTTATCAGTTACGTTACCAATAACTACATGTGGCTCTTCTGCTACGGCTTCTGCCATTGCCTGTGAACCGCAAGCAATTGTGTCAAAGACACGTGTTACTGGTGTAACTGTAACTGTTGTTGTTGCTGTAACTGCTGCTGTATTAGCAGTATCTACAGTGATTGTTGTTGTTGAACCTGATGTTGCAAGTGCTGTAATCTTAGCACCAGATGCAATACCAGTTCCTGCAATCTTATCGCCAACTTCAGCGCGAGATGCAATAACAGATGATGAAGCAACGCCGAATGTGAATCCTGCTGAAACTCCTGCAACTGTTACTGCTGTTGTTGTCAATGCTGTCTGGTCTGCACCTGACTTAGCATTGAACAAACGTGATGACTCTACGAAGAACGCGCCTTCGTACTCACCGATTTCTCCAGCCCAAATCTTGCTTGCTTCTGAAGCAGACTGTGACTGTGGGTAGCGCCATCCTAGGTCGCCTGTCTCAGCACGAAGGTCGTGTGAAACTTCTGGGTGAATACCTACCCAGTATGCATTTCCGCGACGGCCTTTAGCCTTGTTAGAACGCAACTTAGCAACAGCCTTACGGATGTCTGCTGAGTCTAGTGTATCTGCTGCGTCTACGTTAGCAGTTGCTGTTGCATTGCCTGCGAAGATGTTATTTGAACCTGAGCGTAGAGTTGTCATTGCAACCTTGTCAATAGAATCTGCAAGGTTGTATGCAATGATGTTAGCAATTGCTGGGTCTACATCTGCAAGTGAGAAGAGTTCCAATGCGCGAGTTACTAGAACTGCGTTACCGTACTCATTAAGTGTCACTGTGACAGAGGTTGGTGTTGTCAGTGCTACTGCATCTGGGTCAACAGTCTCTGTTAGTGTTCCTGTTACTGCATCAAGGTCAACGTACTTCTGTAGAACTACTGTTGAACCTGGAATTGATTGACGTGCGGGGCGCTTATCTGCGACAGAACGAATTAGGGGTTCTGAACGGAGAGCGAACTCGAGAAGGCGGTCATACGCCTTTTGTACGAGACCAGCGCCGCCTACTGTACCGCCGAACGAACCGCTCGAGGTATCTGTATATGCGTTTGCCATGTTTTTTAGTCTCCTTGACTATGAACGGATATTATTGTTGTGACTGAAGAAAAGCCATGAACTCTTCAATTAAATCTCCATTGTCAGATAGCCAACTATTAATTGACTCTTCATTAACTTCGGAAATATCCTTTAGAATTAGCCGTGCTGCTTTAGTATTTACGCCCTTCTTTTCAAGGACTTCTTTAACGGTTGACTCACGCTGCGCCTTGGAAAATACCTCAAGTTGCTCTGTAAGTTCTTTAATACGCTTTTCATCTGAACGCTTTGCTTTCCGTAACTTCTTTACCAAGTCACTTCCATCAGAGTTATCGATGTCCGTATCAAAGTCATCGTCTTCGTCATCCCAGTTGTTGTTGCTCATAGCAACCCACCCTTCTATTCGTTGTTAGTTCGCAGGCCACAGTTCAGTTCGGGGAAACTGGCTGGCTCCTACTGTCGGTCTATTACGCTGCATGGGGCCGATAGGTCCATGTCAGGATTTTAGAATTGCCCTACCGCTGATGTAGTAAGGCTAGTTTTGTTGGTTCCACTTGAACCACCAAATGCTGCGATTTCTCGCTGAGTTAACTTTTGTCGCTTACGCTGAGCAGAGGCAAGTTGATTAAATACTTCTTGTTCTGCTTGTCCAAGGTCATAACCATCAAGGGTATTACCATAAATTTCAGATAGTTTCTTAGCATCAGGCAAGATGTCTGCAATAGTTGCATAACCCTTTTGTGCTTCTGCTTGAGTAACTCCTTGTGCAGCCAACTGTTCAGCAACCTGAACACCAGCAGTAATACCCTGACGGGCTGCTGCAACACCAATCTCAGCAGCCTGAACTTGACGTTCAATCTTCTGGAATTGCTGGTTAGGGTCAAGCACATAAGCCACAAGGTCATTCTGACCAATGTTATAAAAGTCTCTTAACTGCTTTGTAATTGCTGGGTCAGCATTTTGTACTCGCTGAACTGCAGTAACAATACGATTAGATAATTCATTAGCAGAAATATCATTAGCAATAAACTGAGATACATAGTCATCAGTATCAAACTGCTTTAATCCATATGCTCGCAATGCTTGGCGATAAGAATCTTCTAAACCAATGTACGTTCCAGCATCTAGAACTGATAATCCCTTTTTCAAACGCTCAGTATTTGCCTTAAAGCGTTGCTTATACTCTGGTGTTTCTTGTAGTTCAAAAGCAATAGTTGATTCCGTTGAACCATTAATTACTAACTCTCTAATCTTAGGAACTAAAGATTCCAAACCATACTTAGAAAAACGTGCAGTTAAACTAGTTAAAGCATTTTCTTTACGTTGTTTTTCTTCAAGTGCTTTTTGTTGTGCCAAAGCAGTTTCAGTAGTATTTGTACCAGTAATTTGCGTTGTTAACGCTGCTATTTGTTTTTGTAATGATTCAATTAAAGCAGTAGTTTCAGCATTTAACCCACTAGGCACAGCAGTTACTGTTGTAGTCGTAGGATTAGTTGTTACTGTTGTAGTTGTAGGTCTGCTTGTTGTAGTTGTAGTAGTAGGGTTGGTTGTTGTTGTAGTAGTTGTAGGATTAGTTGTTACTGCTGGGGTAAACTTTTTATTTATTACACTTGTACTAGGTGCTGTAACCCTACCAGTTACTGCATCAAAATAATCACTAAGCACACCACCATAAGTATCAACAAAAATCTGTGCTGTTGCTTTTGCATTATCATAAGCAGCAATTTGTTCTGGAGTTCTTTGTGCTGTTGATGTTCCAGGTACGCCAGTTTTTAGTCCAGTACCTTGGACAAGATTGCCCTGTGCATCGTAAATATTTCCATACTCAGTTGTACGAGTTGAAGGAATAGCCTTACCAATAGGCCACACTTCTTTATACTCTCCAATACCGCCAGCGGCAGTACGTACCCATTCTATTGTTGCACCTGCCGCTGCACCTTCTTTAGTAAGAGCAGGTTGAGGTTGTGCTTTATAAGCAGCAGTAATACGTGCATTTGCTTCAGTTGCTGTTTCACCTGGCAAACGATTTGCAGGGTCTGTTGAACTTCCTCCTGCTTTAACTACGGCCTCACTTGCTGCAGCAACTTGTGCTGGTGTCATTCCTTTAACTGGCATTACATCATCACCTTCCAGTCTCTAAGAATACTAGAACCAATTTCATTAAAACTATCTTGTGCATTTTTAGTATATAGGTAATCATCTTGTGACTTCATAATCTTTTCTGCTTCCCACAAAGGAATAGGAACTGGTTGCTTAGTCTTTGGGTCTACATACTGAGTTAACTTCATAAAAGTTGGATTGTTCCACTGAACAGTATCTGGGTCTACGCCATAAAGAGTTGCATAACTTTGCTTAAGGGCTGATGTTTGTGATGCTAAACTTCTGCCAGCCATAATGCCAGGAGCATAGGCCGCGTAAGCACTAGCAGACATCTTGCGGATTTCTTCTTCAATGTCATCATCAGTTGTTTTGCCAGCAAATAAATCTATTGACTTCTGGTCCCACCAAGACTTATTAAGCAACTGATTAACACCATAATCATCAGCATAAGTCTTAAGAGTATTAACCATGCCAAGTGTTGTGCCACCAATAGTGCCTATTTTTCCAGAATTAAGAATCTTTATATCTAATTGATTTTCATCTAGTCCAGAATCAAAACCTTTTTCTGTTAATTCATTAAAGGTTGCATCGTCTAAATTAATACCTTTG